AGATCAATATAAGGAACTCTTCCAGCAAGTTTAGAGATCGTCGCCTCTGAAATATTCATTTCCTTTTCAGGTATGAAACTAGAGGCGGTTATTTCCGATAAAAACGTCGATGTATATTTAAAAGATTTTTTGTCCATGTCCCCAATTTGTACACAAAAGTTTTATTTTTGTGAAAACAAATTCTTTGAATGGAACATTAAAGCGGAATGCTTAAAATCCAAATCTAGGTCACACGCGATTTTTTTAATCTCTGGAAGAATATCTAAATCCTCAACATTTAAGTTGCCCTTCATGAAATTCTCTGCCGTATCTCGCCAATCCTTTTCAACTTTAGACTGCGTAATAGTTTCGCAAACCTGCTCCACAAGAGACTTCTGTTCTTTGGTCAGTTTCTTCCTATCATAGACTTTTCTTGCAATACCACAGGCATCTTTGAAAAACTTTTCAACTTCTTTCGAGGCTTTAACGATATCTTCGGCTTTATAAGATTCTTGAGCTGGAGATTTCGACGCTTTACTAGAAGGCCTGCCAACGTCCTGCTTAGGAACCTTGGTCGGTGTATTATTTGAGCCTTCTGGACTATCTATTACTGGCACTCCACCAACAAGAGGATTATACCAGCCCTTTTCTCTTTCGTCAACCAACCTTTGTTGACTCATTTGATGCTCTTCTTGAGACGGGAACTTTCCGGTTTTTATAACTTCTAAGCCGTCTTGCGGATGTATAATACCCAATTCTATAAGTCTTGTTGTAGCCCTTTTTAATGCTACGTCGTCATTCATGTCTATTTCTGTAAATTTAGCTTGAGGACTTTTTCCCTTCAAACCCATAGATTCGCAAACTTGATCTATCTGGGGCTGAAAGAAAGAGAGAAATTCGTTTCTCGCATCATTGAGCCTTTTCAGGAATATTTTCGTTTTAACTTCGTTTCCAGAATATTTTGCGTCAGAAAAGAATATGTTTTGCAATCCATTCTGAATATCTTCATTAACAACCCTGTATTTTTCAGAACCGAGGACTTTATTCAAGTCGGGAATAATAAATTTAGCTTCAGTAGTATAATCAGAAACCAAAACCCGACCAGACTTCTCTCCAGCAAAAATGTTTTGGAGGGCCGCAATATGATTATAATTTGTACCGCCCTTGTCGGGTTCTGCACCCATCGTAACCAAAAGAATAACATTTTCTATTGTTCTGCTTATGTTTTGGTCGATCTTTTTTAATTCAAGCTTCCAATTTATATCATCAAGGAGGCAATATCCGAAAGGAATTGCAAATGGCTCGTAGTCCTGTTTTTTATAAAAGCTAGAAAAAACGCTTTTTGGATCAAGCTCTATTTCAACTCCCGTCTCTCTCCAGTCTTGGCTTTGCAATTTTCTTTTTGCATCATCTGGAAGAGATTTATAAATTTCTTCGGCTTGATCTGTTTTTCGATTTCTTAATTCATTGATCTCATATTCAGACAAGATTTTTTTATAATTGGGGGCATCATGGGCCATGCCTCTATCCATAGCTATATCAGCCGGATTCATTATGATATACTTTATAGGTATATCCCCGACTTTAGCTCCGGCTTCGGAGTACATCTTCCTTATGCTTTTAAAGTCATCTGCCGAAAACTTAGACATTAACCTATAAATAAAAATATTTCCAGACCTATAATACTCTCTAAAGTACTGGTCCTTGAAAGACCAAAGGTTAATTCTCGTAAACCATTTTTTTACTAATTCTCTGGACTTTTTAGTTCCACCATACAAATAAATATTTGAATTGGCAAACTCAGACATCAAATCTACGGTTCTTGTGAAAAGGGGAAAATTTGCATAAGTTTTTTGGCACAAAATAATAGCGTCTCGAGCGCTTATATTCTCGCCAGAATAATTGTATGGAATTTCGAATCTTCTAACGTTGCTGTATTTATCTAATTTAGCAAACTTTGCGGCATGAGCCCCTCTTGTTTTAGAAGACAGGCCTTGGGACGTTCTGCTATAAGAAGCTTTCGCTTCATTCGCCTCAGAATATGGCTCTCCGACCAAGAAATCCATCTCTACCTGAGGTAAAGTTGGCAAATCTCGACTTTTGGTCGATGCTTGAGCAACAGTTTTAGTAGGTAAACTCTGCTTTTTACTTAGGCTTTCCCAATATTTTTTGTTCTTTTTAGTATATTTTCTTTTTGACATTTCACATTCCTTTACACAAAGTCACATTTGATGAGAATTTACTTATCACATAAAGAACGGTTGAAACGTATTTGATTCAACCTTTACTCTATTAGATGTCATATCGTAGTATTTTTCAATACCCCAATTACCTATTAAAAGCGCCGTGTAGCTATCTCGACGAGTTCTATTCGGCCCTGTCTGTCTTTTTAGGTTTTGGGGCAGATCAAAAGTTTGGTGACCTTGGGGATTAGCTTTTACTTCAATCAGAGCGCATTCAGCTTTAGTAAGGTTCACCAAATCATACAGTTTTTCTATAAGTTCAATCTTTTTTGCTTCTGGATCCTTCTCATTATAGAGGGCGTCCTCATCTTTCTGATTGAACTTTATTCCAGTTAAATTAACCTGTTTGCCCTTTTGTATCTGATAAGTTTCGTCGCAACATCTTCCGCCAAACCATATTCTTTTGTGCGTAATATTCGCCTGTAAAAGCTCATTACTTCTTCTTATCCAGTTGGCCGAACCAAATTTTCTGTAGAATACTATTGTATTGGATTCTAAATTGTATTGAGATTTGGCTCTCCTGATACATTTTGAATAATTTTCCACATCATCAAAATCTTCGTCAATACTTTTCAGGTTTATATTATCGGTTTTAAACAATACGCTTTCATTACAGGCGTTGATAAATGTTACTCCACCAGCATGGTCAGCCCAGATGGAGACAATATTAAAGTTTTTGAACAAATAGTGAAAATATTTTATATGATTCTTGAGTGTTTCTCCAGATCGGGCATAACTGTGAACTAATGTGCCCCAAGACCTATCGTCATTGAGTTCAAAAAGCTGTATAGCGAAATCATCAGAACTGTCCTCCTCAGACCAACTCGGGTCCATTGAAAGAAGGTATTTTTTATTGTTATCGCCTTTAATTTGTACAGACGGCTCCATTCCATCATCCACAGTACAATCACGCATCTTTTGAATATTAAAATATCCTCCAGAATCATCAATGAAGGAAGATTTAAATTCCCGAGCAAATTGCTGTTCTGACATGCTGTCCAGAGCTTGGGCTATTAAATTTTGATCATAGAAGTATTCTGGTATGGCTTCGTAGCTCATATGAAACACCGCTCTTGAAGCCTGTTTGTCGCTCATTTTCTCTATAAGCTCTTTTTGCGTTTCTGTGATACCCTGCCCAGACTTACCCATAATAAGCCTCTCATAGACCTGATAGAGCTCATAAAGGTATTCAAATTTGTAACTAGCTGAAGACAGACCAACAAATTTATTATTAGGCCAAATAAATCTATCCTTTTCTTCCATCTCACCATTTTCTATAAGCAAGTCTTCTGCCTCTCTAAGATCTTGCCTTTCTGTTGGGTTTGGTACAACCCCCAAGAACGGTAGAATAACTTCGTTTAGGGTTTTTTCTGGCATCAAAAGAAGCTCGTCAATCAAAAGGCACTGAAAACGAAATCCACGAAGCTTTTCTCCAGATCCTAGTGGCAATGCATACAAATTGGATCTTCCAATGGACATATGCCACATGTCAGAGTTTTTACTGTTTTTGGTTATGCAGTTCCTAAATGCTTCAGCACCCCTTTCGTTGGAAATGTCTTCAAGCTTCTTGAACAGGAGTTTTGACTGTCGAAACGAAGCACTAAGAATACCTATGTTCACACCCGGATTTAATAGGGCATATAATCCAGCAAATATAGCGGCAAGAAAAGATTTTCCAGAACCACGACCAAGTATGTTTAATATATAGTCGTTATTCATCATTGCTTTTACCATCATATGCTGATGAGGAGCAAGTTTAACCCCCATTAACATATAACATGCAAAAGAAACATCTTCTCTAAAAAATTCATAAAGCCATCTTTTCGCCTCATCCTCTCTAAGGAACCCCTGTAAAGAGTTGAGCTTATCGTAGGTTTCTTGCGGGTTGTTTTTAGGCTTGTTCTGAGATCCGACTATCCAACTCATAATGTTTATCCAAAAAATACTGAACATCTACGGATTTTAATTCTGGCCCGTATACCAATAACCTTTGTATCATTTCTGACATCTCTTTTCTGCCGTTTACAAATAAAATTTGACAAACATCCCCATACTCATTCATAACGCTTCTTGTATTAAAAAATATATTTTCCATTCCTTGGGATCTTTTGAATGTAGGTCCGCTGGCGTTATTAGCTTTGATTTGTCGGATAGAATTCTCTACAAGGAAAAATATGTAACCACCAAATTCTCTTACCCTGTCTAATTCTCGTTTAACTCGATTGATATCTTTTCCAAAAGACCCCTTAAAATCCCCTTCTGCTTTTCTGTCTACAAAGATATAGTTATAATCTTCTCCAAAGAGGGCATAATCACCAAAGTCCAACTTCATTATAACGAAGTTTTCAAATTTTATTGGCAACTGTTCTCTAGTATCACAAATTATTTTTTTGTTTGGGACAGAATTAAAAAAGTCTTTTGGGATAGGCTTTGTAAATCTTTGTTTGAGACCGACTTTATCACAGGCGTTTTTATAAGACCCACAATAACTTTTGTAATGATCAAGAGAAGGCATCTTAGAGGTTTGCAGGTCGATGTGGCATGGAGCGTACTCCATATTTTTCTTCTCGATTCTTTGTTTCAGTTTATCTATGCAATATTTTTCTGAGATTTCTTGAGGCTGTAA